AAGGTAAACGGTCATTGTTGATGTCGTACTGACGTACTATACGCATCGAGATACCGTTGTGAACTTGACGTGAAGCCATGTCTACACCTTGTGGTAATAGCAAGTCAGCAGTCGCAAAAGTGATTGCATCTTTGTGATAGATCAAGTTTTGTGGGTAAGCTGTTGCGGATCCGCCTAGAAAAGTTAAAGCAGCACTAGCAGCAGGGAACGCATTGATGGTAGCCAATGCGTTAGCAGAGGTGTACATCGCTGGCGATACTGTTAATGTACCAGTTGTGGTTGAAGAAATAGTCAAATCGGCAGTTACAACAAATTGTTGTAGTGAGCCTGTTGACTGACGAGTTTGTGGGTTAACTGCGTACACGTTAGCAATAGTAAACACATCACCAATTTTGAAAGTTGGTGAACCTGAGCTAAAGCTAATTGCTAATGAAGTAGTACCTTCAGCAGTTGGTGCAGTAGCAACAATTGGTAAAGTTGGAGTAACACCAGTTGTATGCTGACTGATAGATTGGCTCATGTTGATTTCTTCGAACCCTAATACACCTTCGCCCATCATACCGTTCTTGAACTGGCGGCTGATAGTGTCAGTTGGGTTGAATAAACCTTTCATACCTTCAACCAAGCCAGCGTTAGCGGCAGGGTTTACAGTAGCGTACCGTGGGGACATTACAGCAGCAGCTTCGTTCAATTTCTGTTGAGCTTGTAACAAGACCAAAGAAGTTGATGGAACTGTGCCTGGTGTACCAACAGACTGATAAATGTTTTTGTAAGATGTAGCTACGTCAGCATCAATACTTGAGGCTAACTGGCTAATACGAGGTTTTAGAACACGCTCAGCAAAGTCATCTAACTGCATAGTTAATTCAGCAGATGTGAAGTTGACACCGATGTGCTTTTGACTAGCAACAGTCAAAGTTGTGAACTGTTCGTTGTCGTCTTGAACTTGCAAGGCGGCACCGTCAGTTACCAAAGCACGGTCTGGTAGACGAATACGGAGTGTTGATCCAATTTTGGCACCTTCAACGGCGAAAGAATCGTCGTATTGGCGGTTTACGTTACGAGTAATCACAAGGTTGTTCTCAAGAATTTCGAGAGCTTTTCTTGTGATCATATCAATCGTTAAGATCGAATTTGACATAATAAAGTCCTTTTATAAAATAGTTAGCGGTTTCTCAATGCTTCGTACTTCTTGATCTGTCGGTTTCGTTCAGCTTCAATCCATTCTGACGTACTCATGTTCTTAATCGAACGAGGATCAGTTGTATCGTATGCTGGCGAGCCAGAACCTCTAGCTGTGACAGGTGCAATCGGTGCAGGAGCGTTTGAAGTCTTTTTTACAGGCGGGTTGTCGCTTAACTTCGCTTCAATCCTCCCTATTTCTTTGGCCTGCATGAAAGGTGATAAGCGAGATATACGTTCAGCTTCTTTTGGATTAGACCCTAGGTAATAAGCCATATCGGGGCCAACATCAGAAGATTGAATCGTCTGAGCCATCACGTCAGTAATTGGTAGCTTGGGGTTATATGCGACTTGTTCAAAGTCATCATACTTCGTCCGAGCTTCTTCTTCTCTGTCGTGGTAAGACTCTAAAAGTTCAGACTGCGCTCTAGCTTGTTCACGTCTAGTGAGTAGTTCTTCTGCCTTACGTTCTGCTAATACTTCAGCATATTCTTCGGGCGAGTTAAACGAATCGACTGACGGGATTTCGGCTGGAATCGCCCGAGTTTGCATTTCTGCTCGCTTGGCGTTCTGTTCTCTTTCCCACTTACGTTGTTCTCTTGCAAGTCGTTTTCCAATCGCGGCGTCTAATTCTTCTTGTGTGAAAGTTTTAGATGCTTCAAGTGGCTTTTCTTCCAGCGTTGTTACTTCAGTATCAGGAGCTGCTGTTGCTACCTGCTCTGGCGCGGCAGTTGAGTCCGCTAAGACTACTTCTTGTTCCTCTGACATCTTGACTCCTAAGAATCCCTAGCTAACGGCTAGTACGTGTTTTCAACATTATACTAAAATTTTAATCATCTGGCCATAGCCGAATACATATCTTTTTCAACACGATCTTCTAATGCACGATTTTCGGCTGCAACAAGCGCTCTAGCAAACTCATATAAGCCTTTTGAGGTAAAAGTAATCGAATACAAATACTGATTATCAATTTCTGCGCCGCTTTGTATGGCTACTCGCATAATTTGTTCATTTGTCATATTGTTATCCCATCACGCCTGATGCAAGGTTAGTTGTACCAGTTGATATTAAACCCGTTACAGTTATTTGTGTACCATTCCAAACTAATTTATTGACGCTGCCTGAGTTAATTGTGTTTGAATCTAGCCCAGTACAGTTTAATTCGTTGTAAGTATTTCCTGTGCTAATTCCTTGGTAGCCCAAGCCAAATTTAGCTGAACCACCCGAACAAAGCATTTCAATTTTGTTGCGTGATGAATTGGTCATCTGCACGACTGCTGATCCAGTTGTTGAATTGTTAATTGCTTTATCCATAAACAATGAGTTTGCTACGCCCGATAATGAAACCGATACACCAGCGCACTCAAGGTAACAATTCCCTGAAGAAAAAATATTTTCAGAATTTACCGCAACTAAACCACCAGTAATAGATGCGTTAGGCCCTAATACGTGTTGAAAATCAGTAATTGAAACGGACGCTAAACTATCATTTAAATATATTGACGCGGTTGGTGTTCCAGAACCCAAAGGCGCAGCAAACCCACCGATAATGCTGACCGCGCCATAGGCTGAGGTATCGTTTATGTATATTCCAGCAACAGTAAATGCGTCAATAACTGGTTTAACAATATTAAGATCCGTTTCACCATAATTTAACGTATTTAACGCATTACCTTGAAGGTTAATGCCAATAGCGCATCCAGTAGCCTCGGGATTTGTAATTGAAGTGTCAGCCCATGCACCATCAACATAGTACCCGCTTGAGTTCACGCCTAAATCAATAACATTATTGGCGTTAGTATCCGTAAAATAAATTGACGCATTACCGCCCGACGCGCCGCTTAAAACCGCTAATCCATCAATATAAAAACCATACCAAAAATCTGTGCCTACGCCTGTCCCTGCGCTACTTCTAAATGACCAACAATTTTGAGTGTAAGCCGCAACAGTACCTTTATAGTAAAAACCATATATACTTTCCACGGATTTTACATCTCTAATTTGCGAATATAAAGTCCATCTGTTTATAACGCCAGCACATCCGCTTGCAATGTTGGGCGCAACGCCACGGGAAACTTGCAAGTTCTGCAATCTCATCCCCGCCGTATGTAAATTTATTGTTGCTGGCTCTGAATCTGGCCCCATTTGAATTACATTGCTTGTTCCAGTTAAACTAATAACCCGTGTTGAATCACCAGTTACGCCGTTGTAAAAACAACCAGAACCAATTAATTCATGCCCTGCAACATTAAGTTTTAAGGTAGTCGCAACATAATAATCAACAGGTTGCAGTTTTGTAATAGTGCAAGCTAAAAAAGATGCTGTTATTGCGGCTGTTGCATCTATTCCTGCATTTGTTGACGCGCCCCACCATTCGGGATAGCCAACGCTTGTAAATTGAGGGTTAAAAACAACACTACCCGTACCAGTAATGTTAAATACTTGATATACGCCAGCTTCAAAATTACCGTTAATTGTCAATATAACGGCAGTTGCTATGTTAAAAATACCTTCCTTGCTGACTTGTAAAGCTACAGTTGAGGGTACGGTTACATTGGTTGAAACGGTAATTGTGCTATTGACAATTAATGTTCCATTTGCAGCCGCAGCTACGGCGTTTACAAACGTGTCGTAATCTGAAGTAAAAAATACTTTTCTTAACCTAGCTTGCACCGTAGTAGCAACCGCGCCGCTACCACTTTGAATATACCCAATAAGCGACGACCCACTTGACGCAGAAAACGCTGCAAGTGTAGCCTGGTCAGGCCCGTTAAGATTGTCAACAGTCCAAACTTCAACGTCTGTGGCACTTGTAAGTTTTAACTTGTATTGATCTGTACCAAACCAAATATTTGCTTCGCCTCGGCTATCCAAAATAACAGGGTTAGTATTAGCGCTAACGCCAGTTGAGCTAGTATATGTTGTTAGTGGAGTAGTTGTGCCAGCCGCATAGCTGTACAACTTACCACCTACTAATGGTGCGCCATTAGCGTCAAAAAACTGTAGTTTTGGTGGCGTTGCAATTGATGTTGTCATGTTGTTATCGTCCTATTGTGCCGCAATACGGTCATAATTAATTTTGGTTAGCAATAATAACTGACGTTCAATTTTGCACTAGCGGTTTGTTGGATAAATCTAATTTTATTTAAGTCACCGTCATATTGCAAAGGTACGCCCGCAGCCAAAGGCATACCGACAGAAGCTGTTGGTGCGGTGCCATCATCACGCCAGCGAACGCCTTGCGTTTCGCAAATGATAAGCGCAAAAGTAGGCTTTTGATTAGAGCCGTCTGGGGCTAACGTAGGAATTGTTAATCCAATCGACGCGCTAAGATCAGTAATCTGTTGATATCCTAAGCAGGTTGTAACTGCTTTAATGTTCATTGCCATTTAAAATCTCCTTGGTTCGGTGAATGATCGAAGTTTATACTCATATTCGGCCCCGTACACAGGTGATTCACCAAATATCCAGTTTGTATTGTTGCCATTGTCAAGGTTGCCGTTGTAATAAAACGCATCCCAAGTTGCACCGCCCGTAGCGTTGATGTCTTGAATTGTCAAATTATTGGTACTGACAACACCTGATGCTTGACTAATTGTAGCCTGAGTACCTGAAAGTGTACTTTGTAAAAACCTTTGAGTTGTACCTGTTGTAGTAAGTGAGCCTACCGTGCTAGTTACACCTGCTTTTAGTTGTAGCGTGCCATCAGATAATCTTAATTCACGAGTAGAACCTAAAGTTAAAGCATCAGAGCAAGCAAATGTACCGCCTAAACCGTTAATAATAAATGGAAAATCCATTGTTTGACTAGCACTAGTGATTGTTTTTGTGCCAGAAGTTGCTCGCATTGCAACAAGTTCAGCACCACTACCAACAACCATTCCTGATTTTAATATTAAATTTCCGTATACATTAACATTATTAGTAGCATTTTGCCAAGTTCCTGTAAATGTACTTGTCCCACCATTTGAAAAATCAATAGTTCCGTAATTTCTAGCACCAGTAAATGTAACTATATCTGTACCAGCAGTAATAAAATAATCTAAAAGATTTGTTCCTTCAATATAAGTAGCGTTAGTTGCGCCAAGTATAGATCTTGTTCCTGTACTACCGCTATAACTAAATTCAACACGATTGCTACCAGTTACAGTTAAATTAGTTGCTGTGCTTGTAACGATTACATTTCCATTATTACCAGAAATAACCATTTTTCCTGTACCAAAAGCAAGAGTTCTAGCCGTTGAAACGGTTGAACTAAAAGACCCAGAGGTCATCGTATAGTTGTTTAAATCAAGCGTTCCACTAGTAAGCGTAGTAGCTCTTGTAGAACCAATCGTTAATGCATCTTGTAATTGCCAAGTTCCGCCTACACCGTTAAATGTAAATGGTCTATCTATAGTAATACTATTAGTGGTAATTGTTTTAGTTCCAGAAGTTGCGCCAAAGGTATATGTTCCTGTGCCAGCCGTAAATGACATTCCAGATGTAGAAGTTTTAAAATTACCGTAAATAGTGATAGATGTATTAGTTACTGCACCAGCATAACCAGTTGGATTTGTTCCATCTGTAAAATCTATATTACGGTAAACACCAGCAGTACTTAGATTTAAACTGCCAGTACCAGCAGTAATTCTAAAAGAAATACTATTTGCTTCTGTAACTGCTTGTGGAGAGATATTTCTTGTTGTTGCGCTACTATCTGTACAGATAATCTGTGGAGTACCTGTGACCGTCATAGTCGTTGCACCAGCATAAATAGTGCCTGTGCTATTTAACGATATGGTATTTGTACCAAATGCAAGTGTACCTGTAAATCCTGTACAAGTTAAAGTTTGAATCGTAATGTTGCTATCAACAGTAACAACGCTTGTGCTTGAGTTTGCATCAAGTACCGCAGCGTCAGCAGAGCCTGGTGCAGTTGTAACAACAGCTCCACCAGAGGTTGTGCGCCAATTAGTTAAACTACTCCAATTTCCGTCACCACCAACCCAATATTTAGTAGCCATGTTATTCTTCTATCGCAGATTGGTTTGGGTCATTAATAATTGCGTACCACTTATCGTAACGAGCTTGTTTCATTGCTTCAATTTCAACGTCAGTTAAACCATGTTCATCGGCTAGATGAAGTGCGTCACTAAATCCGTTAATTTCAAAGTCAATTTTAATCATGCTAAGAACCTTAGCTTATACAATGTTGATAAATATAGCTCAATAATACCATCAATTAAATTCTGCAACGGTGTATCGTCTTTATCGCATACATCGTAACGCACAGACTCAATTTCGGCAAGTTGATTTTCTAAAAATTCAATGATATTAGATGTTTTTTTGG